TTTTTTTTTTTTTTTTTTTTTTTTTTTTAAAATAATAAATAAAGACTTAACAGCCCGACACCCTGAACAAAACACCGATTTTTGGGTCATATACCCCCCACCCTAAACTGGGGCGTAAACAACCGCATCCATGGGTAATTAGGGTTAGACATGGGAATCGACGCACGTACCCCCATTCCCACCACTGCCGGATGGCAGTTAGCGCGGTTCATCAAACCGGGGGATGAGGTTTTTGATTACACGGGCCTGCCTGTCAAAGTTGTTTCTGTCCAAGAGTACACGCCGGTGGTGTGTCATAAGATCTGGACCAAGGACGGTTTGACATTGGTGGTGGATAGCCGTACCGGCATTCCGGTGTACGACAGCAAGGCGTTCCTTACACTGTCCAAGTGGGGGCGCAAGGTCCCGTCCAGAGAAGAGTACATCCTCCCCATTTACGCGCCACAGAACCTAGCCACCATAGAGACAGGGTGGTGTAGGATGCCAACGTGCTACCCAATCAAACCCACAGCCAAACCATTACCGCTCCACCCCTACGACATGGGGATGTGGATAGGTGACCCACACAGGGACAGGCGCACACAGGTCACGTCCAAGCTGATCGAAGCATACGGCAAGATCCCAGACCACATTCCAGAAGAATATTTGTTCTCATCCTTTGAGCAACGACTGGCTATACTCCGGGGGGTATGCGCCTCACGGCCCAAGTGCCACAGTCGCATCTCAGCAAAGTTCAGGTTCAACATCAAGGACCTGCGCCTGTTCAGGTCAATCCACAACCTGACAGAGTCCTTAGGTATCAGAACAGAGATAGCAGAACTTAAACAAAATTACCACATGGTATTCAGGACCAACCTAAAACTGGTCGAGGACCAAACCCCCGTGCGCCGGCCACACTACGAAGAGATGCGCAGGATTACCCACGTTACCAAAGTGGACATTAGGCCCTGCGTGCACATTAAGACGGCGGACAGCAATAATACGTTCTTGGTCAGTGAGGGGTATCTAACCGTTTGTCTATGAACACCTACTACGAGCAAAACCGAGACAAGGTACTGGCGTACCAAAGGAAGCGGCGTGCGGAGATGCCGGCCGAACAAAAAGCCCGACTGTCTGAACAAAAACGCGCGGATAACTGGCAACGCAGGTACGGGCTAACACCTGATCAGGTCAAGACCATGGAAGAAGAACAGCAAGGGTGTTGTGCAATATGCGCCGACAAATTGGTTCAGTACCACATTGACCACTGCCACGCGACCGGCAAGGTGAGGGGTCTACTGTGCGTTAACTGCAACAGGGGGCTTGGTGCTTTCAGTGACAACATCCAGAACATGGAAAAAGCCTTGGAGTACCTAAAGCATGCCAATGAATGACACACAGCAAAAGCTACTCAAGCAGTTTGCAGAACAGAACAAGGGCTGGCCCAAAGAGCAACTGGACTTGGCCCTGTGGCGGGTGAGGTGGGAGCTAACGGCACTACCACACCAACAAGAGCCGGAGGACGGGGAGTACGATACCTTCTTACTTTTAGCCGGCCGGGGTTCCGGCAAGACCCACACGGCGTCCAACTGGTTGGGCCTCAGGGCCGCGATCTACGACAAGACACGCTGGTTGGTGACGGCGCCAACATCAAACGACATTCGCGCAACGTGCTTCGAGGGAGACTCAGGGCTCCTCAACATCATACCCTCGTCGCTGATCAAGGACTACAACAAGTCGCTGTTTGAACTTACCTTAAAGAATGGAAGCATGATCCGCGGCATCCCGGCATCTGAGCCAGAGCGCTTTCGGGGTACACAGTGGCACGGCATGTGGGCAGACGAGTTGTGTGCGTTTGAGTACATCGACGACGCGTACGACCAGATTCAGTTTACGTTGCGACTGACAGACCCACGCATTGAGCGTGTGCAGTCGATCATCACCACCACGCCCAAGCCACTGGAACTAATCACAGACCTGAACGAGGGCAAGGTTGGCGGCGACGTGTACGTGTCGCGCGCATCGAGTTATGACAACAGGTCCAACCTGTCAAGTTCTTTTTTCAAGCAATTAGAAGCATATGAAGGCACGGACCTAGGACGTCAGGAGATCTACGGCGAGATTTTGGACCCAGAGAACGCGGGTATTGTCAAACGTAAATGGTTCAAAAACTGGCCAGCACAAAAACCAACACCAACACTGGAGTACGTGCTGGTGTCATACGACCCCGCCACCAGCGAAAAGACACACAACGACCCGACGGCGTGCATCGCGCTTGGTGTGTTCGAGCAAGATGACTTTGCAACAAGTTGCATTTTGCTCGACGCGTGGGACAACCACCTGTCGTACCCAGAGTTGCGCCGCAAAGTTATTGAGGACTACAAGGAAGTTGTGTATGGTGCGGACAACACCTTTGCCAAGGGCAAGAAAACGGACCTGATTTTGATGGAAGATAAGTCAGCCGGTATCTCTTTGATCCAAGAACTGCAGGCCGCGCACCTGCCGGTAAGGTCATACAACCCCGGACGAGCAGATAAAGTGCAGAGGATGAACATTGTGGCGCCGCTGATCGCAAAAGGTAGGGTGTATGTGCCAGAGGACCCCGCAACCCCGGGTGAGGTAGCCCCATGGGCCAAGCGTTTTATCAGGCAGGTGTGTTCTTTTCCCGAGGCCAAGGGCCACGACGACTACGTTGATGCCTTATCTCAAGCTTTGCGCGTTCTGCGCGACTCAGGTTGGCTCCAGTTGGACCCATTGCCGTCAAGAGACTACGCACATGCAGACGACATTGCGCGAAACAGGGTGAATAACCCCTACGCCGCGTGATTTTCGGGCACAAACACCCACTTTTATGGGTGATTGGTTATAGGAGGCCCCCTGAATGCACAGTTCATCGCACGCAAAAGAGATTAGGCAGTGTGGTTGCAGGATGTGTCGTTATATTCGAGCACGTGGAGAGTCATTTTCAGTGTGGGGCCCAGTTAGAGCAGGGTATAGAGACATGTTGAAAGACATTGTCAGGGGCGGAGACCTTGAAAACTACAACAAAATTTTGAAAACCCGAGATTACGATGCTTAACCCAATTAAAACACCGACACAAATGATGTACGAACAAGCAGGCATCCCCCACTACGACAGGGGTGGTGTTATTGGTCAATTTGCAAACCGAATTCAAGACGCAATCCGCAAATACACAAAGGCCGTGGGTAAACCCCCGTCGCCAGAAGAAGTAAAACAGCTAGAGGACCACATCCGCTCGCTTTCTCAGCCAACAGGCAACGCACCACAAACGATGGCGCGCACACAACAGCAAACACCGTTCTCAAACCAGCTTGTGGACGCATCAGGCCGCCCATACCCCACAGCAACAAGCCCCACAGGCCAAGCAATTACACCAGAGCGTGCAAAAGGCGTGGCAACACGTGAGTCAGTGGGTCCTTACCAAGATTTACCAAGCCAGTTTGGCATGTCACCCGCAAACATCAAGGCGCGTGCTTATCCTAAAGGCCAGTTTCTAAACGCGTTCCCTGAAGACGAGTTCATGTCAATGGCCAACACGGGCCGCAGTGGCAACCGCACATGGAACAAGTCATTCACACCCTCAACAGAAGAGTTGGCAACGCGCCAGCAGTTGGGTGAAGAGGCGTTGACAGGCGTTGGTGACGACGTAATAGGTGGTCTTGATATGTTGCGCAAGACCGAGGGTGACATTCCTCAAATGACCAGCGCCAGCGAGCCTTTTGCCACACGTGCCGCACAACTTGAGGGCCCCGGACTGGACAAACTGACAGACGAGATGTTGTTGGGCAAGCACGGCGCCTTGGTGGACAAAGTTGTAGCTGACTTCAAGGCCCGCGGCATTGAGCCAGACCAAGAAGACATTGTGAACGCGATCAACGCAATGATCAACCCGATGCGCCACAACTACACAGGTATGAACCCAATTGCTCAACGTCCCATGCAGGGTCGTGGTCCAGCAACCGCAGAGATGAACGCGTGGCGTGACGAGGCCCGCATGTCTGGCCTGCCAGAGACGGTGGTGACTAAGCACCCATCGGACTGGAAGCCCCAACAACAACGCGACTACTTGCTCGACACCGAGCCAGCACAGCGCGCGCCGTTTGCGCAAGACTGGCGGATGCAAGAATTAGAAGACAGACGTCGTCGTGCGGTGCAGGGTAAAGCAGAAGGTGGCATGATGTACTCTCCCCGCGACATGCAGGCCGAGATGATGGTCCGCGGCTACGCTGGGGGTGGCTCGATAGGCAACGATTTTTTTAGCGTGCCCAACTACGACCGAGGGGGCAGAACAAGACCTTTATTTGGTCAAACAGAGCCTTCATCAGTTCAAGAACAGTTTATAAAACACGGTGTTAGGTACGCTTCTCCGGTTGATGAAGCGGCGCAACGAATGTATGAAAAATACATGGAAGCAGACCGCAACCAACAAACAGTAAGCGAATATAGACCAAGTCCTCAAGAACGTATTGCTAACCTTGGTGCTGATTTTTTAGGTAAATACATGACACCACCTACAGCGCGCAAAGTTGCGTCAAACGTAATGGGTGGGGCTAACAGCGATTTACCTTTCGGTTTTGGTTTAGTTGACGCGGCCAGTTTTATACCGGGAGTAGCGCCCGCTTTGATGCCGTATTACAGCGCACAAGGTGGTTTTGGCGCCGGACGAGACATAGCGGAAGGCAACTACGGTAGTGCCGCACTAAACACAGCAATGGCTTTTCCACCAGCAACACTTCTTAGTAAAGCGTGGCAAGGCGGCAAAAAGGCGTACGGCATGGGCAAAGCGGCGTTAAGAGATTCAACAGCGGCTAAATACGTGCCCGGTTTAGGTTTTGCAGGCTACTCAGCCAACGCAGAACCAGACCAAGGACAATACGAAAGCGTGTTGCAAAGACCCGAATACAACAAAGCGAGTTTTAACCAATAATGCAACCAATTATTCCACTCCAAAAGGGCGGTACCCTGTCCGCGTTGTCGTTTGCTGAAGACGAGACGACAAAAGAAGTAGACACGGAAAAAGAAATCCAAGATCTGGCCAACGCGCTGGATATTGACCTTGACGACGTAGAGTCTGAGGTCATTGAGTTGGAAGACGGCTCTGTTGTGGTGAACATGACAGAGGTTGAAAAGCCTTCACAGAACCCAGAGTTTTACGCCAACTTGGCAGAAGAGATGGACGAGTCCATCCTTGACGGTTTAGCGTCTGAGTACCTTGACCTGATTGAGGTGGACCGCGAGTCGCGCAAACAGCGTGACAAGCAGTACGAAGAGGGCATTCGCCGCACTGGTCTGGGCAACGACGCCCCCGGTGGCGCAACGTTCGACGGCGCGTCCAAGGTGGTGCACCCTATCATGGCAGAGGCCTGCGTTGACTTTGCGGCCAACGCGTGCAAAGAGTTGTTGCCGGCAGACGGCTTGGTGCGCACGTACATCAAAGGCAAAGCAGACCCACAGCGTTTGGACACAGCACAGCGTAAAGCCAACTTCCTGAACTGGCAGTTGACAGAGCAGGTTGAAGAGTACCGTGACGAGATGGAGCAGTTGTTCACACAGCTTCCCCTTGGTGGCTCCCAGTATCTCAAATGGAGATGGGACAAAGATTTAAACCGCCCGGTGCCTGAGTGGGTTCCAATTGACAACGTGCTGTTGCCTTTTGCGTCCACCAATTTTTACTCAGCCGCGCGTGTTACAGAACAGCAAGACATTACCGAAGACATGTTCAAGCAACGTGTCGAGGTGGGCGAATATCGCGATATTGAGATATACACCTCTGACCTGTTGCCTGAGAACCAGACACAGTCAAAAAAGGCCAACGACAAAATCGAAGGTCTAACAGAGCCAACCAAGAACGTAGACGGCTTACGCCGTGTGTACGAGATCACGGTGTTCCTGCGTTTAGAAGACGACCCGTTAACAGACGGCAAGCGCGCACCCTACGTTATGACGGTGGACGAGATTACAAGCAAGGTGGTTGCACTGTACCGTAACTGGCAGTCAGGCGACGAGCGCATGCGCAAGCTCGACTGGATGGTGGAGTACAAGTTTATTCCATGGCGCGGCGCTTATGCCATTGGCATGCCACACCTGATTGGTGGCCTCTCAGCGGCACTAACGGGATCGCTCCGTGCGTTGATGGACTCTGCGCACGTGAACAACAGCCAGACCATGTTGAAGCTAAAAGGCGGACGCATTGGTGGACAGACAGACCGTATTGAGCCAACTCAGGTCGTAGAGATCGAGGGATCACCGGGCGTGGACGACGTGCGCAAGTTGGCCATGCCACTGCCGTTCAACCCGCCGTCCTCGGTGTTATACAACCTGTTAGGTTGGTTGACAGACGCCGCTAAAGGTGTTGTGAAGACAAGTGAGGGTCGTATTGCTGACGCCGGCAACAACACACCAGTTGGCACAACACAGGCCCTCATTGAGCAGGGCTCGAAAGTATTCTCAAGCATTCACGCACGACTGCACCGCAGTCAGGCCAAGAGTCTGCAGGTTCTCTCACGTATCAACCACTGGTACTTGGAAGACATGGACAACCAATCCGGTGCCGAAATTGCGGTTGAAGACTTTGAGGACAACTCAGACGTTAGCCCAATCTCTGACCCCAACATTTTTAGCGAAACACAGCGCCTTACACAGGCTCAACTGGTTATGCAGTTGGCAGATAAGGCGCCGCAGTTGTACAACGTGCGTGAAGCGCACATGCGCGTGATGAAGTTGATGAAGGTGCCTGACATTGAGAAGGTCATGCCTAACCCACAGGGCTCGGTTGAAAGTAACCCCGCGCTAGAAAACGTGCAAATGACAATGGGCCACGCGGCCGCCGCGTTCCCAGACCAGAGCCACATCGACCACCTGAAGGTTCACTTGGCTTACATGATGGACCCCGCGTACGGCGGCAACCCACTTATTGGCCCTGCTGTGACTCCTTTGATGTTGGAACACATCAAGCAACACTTGACACTGCACTACCTGCAGTCGATGCGCAACTACGTGTCACACGCCGCGGGTGGCAAGGATGCGTTCAAGTTAAACGAAGAGCGCAAGCTAGACCTAGCCGCCCAAGAGGCGTTGGCCATGGCCGCGCAGTTGGTCAACCAAGACGCACAGAAGACGTTCGAGGGCATCAACCCAATTGTTCAGCAGTTGGTGCAACAGATGCAACAGGCCAAACAGTCTCAAATGCAAATGGCCGCAATGGCGGACCCAACGTCTCAGGCACTGGTGCAGACCCAAATGGCCGAGACCAAGCGCAAAACGGAAGAGGCACAGGCCAAGTTCCAGTTGGAGCGCGAAAAGATGCAGGCCGAGATGGCAGACAAGGTTCGCGACATGCAGGCCAAGGTTGCGGAGATTCAGGCCAAACTTGGACTACAACAAGAGTTGGCAAACCAAGACAACGCGGCCAAGGTGGCTATTGCCGACATCAACAACGCCTCAAAAGAGCGTGTGGCAATGATCAACGCCGACCAAGCGTTGAGCGCACAACAAATTCAACAACAGCACTCACAAGAGATGACTGCGTTGGAAGCAGAAAGCCAAGCGTACGCAGACATGCGTAAGCATGGGCTAGACCAAGCGCAAGCAGAACAGCAACGTGCACACGATGCGGCAATGCAAGCACAACAACAGTTAGCCCAAGCGGCGCAACAAGCACAACAACCAACAGGAGCACAGTAATGGCAACAGATAACAGCAACATCGGCTTTCGCAAAAGCTACATGATGACAGGTAAGCCCGGCTACGCAGGTGGCCCCGGTTCACCCGTAGAAAAAGGACCCTCTGGTTCTAAGATGGCCCCTAAGGCACCCTTGTACCAAGTACCGCCCGTAAATAGTCGCGGTTTAAAGAAATAAGTTAGGGCGTAAGTACACACAAATGTGTGTACTTAGTTATAAGGAGGGTTTTTGATGAAAGACCCGTTATATGAGTCGATCTTTAGGATCAAAGAAGCCGTTGAGTTTTTGCAAGACGGCGTTTTGAGCGGGGTCGATAGCTGGGACAAATACAACCAGCTTGTAGGGAGAGGCCAAGGTCTGAAAGAGGCTTTGGAAATTATTAACAGTGTCCTGCGAGAGGACGAGGAATCTGACAATGACAGAGAGTAAGTACCAAGTAGATGGTAGGAGTGAAGCTGACTGTTTTCCGGTTGTTGATCCGGGAATCAAGCTTAAAGGCAACCGAATCGTGGTTCAACTGCGAAAAGCCAAAGACGTTTCAAAAGGCGGCATCATTTTAGTTAGTGATACGAAAGCCACTGAAAAATGGAACGAGGTGATTGCAAAGGTGGTGGCAATAGGCCCCTTGGCATACAGAGATCTAAGCACACTTGAACCATGGCCAGAAGGCGCGTGGGTACAACTGGGAGATCTTGTTCGTGTGATCAAGTACGGCGGTGACCGATGGGCGGTACCACACGGCGACGGCGAGGTTGTGTTTATCATTTTGCAAGACCGTGAGGTCATTTGTGCAATTGATAATTTTGAAACCGCGAGGACAATGTTCCCCGCATTTGTTGAGTAAAGGATTTCGTTATGAAATCAGTGCAAAAAGCAGAAATGCAAGCTGGCGAAGACATCGCCATTAAAGAGCGTGACGATGGCAGTGCGTTAGCCGCCATGGACGACCACGTAGACCCTTTTGAGGGCACAGAAGATAACACAGCATCGTCAAGCGACGATGGTGACGATGACACAGAAAGCTTTGCCGAAGGTGGCAATGTTGAGGGTGACACCGAAGAAGACAGAGAGGCCCTTCGAGCCGCGCGTCGTGAAGAGCGGCGCCTGAAGAAGGACCTGACGAAGCAACGCGAGGTAAGCGCAAAGCATAAGATCAGTTCGCTGGAACGCCGCAACGAGACCCTTGAGCGCCGGTTGGCCCAAGTGGAAAACGCCGCAGTAGGATTCCAGTTTGCACAGATCGACCGCTTGTTGGAAGACGAGTCCACGCGCGTTGAGTACGCGAAGATGAAGGCAACGCAGGCCGCGCAAGCAGGCAACGTGGCCGAGCAAATGGAATACATGGAGCAGTTTCACAACGCCAAGACAAAGTTGGCGCAGGTGCAAATGCTTAAACAGCGTCAGTTGGAAGAGGCTAAACAGCCCCGTAACAACGTGCCGAGCCCCGCGACTGAGGTGGTTCAGCAAAACGCTACTGAGTGGTTACATTCAAACCGCTGGTATGACCCCAGTGGTAAAGACACAGACAGCCGTATTGCCAAGGTGATTGACAATGCGCTGGCAAGCGAAGGTTGGGATCCAGCCGACCCAGAGTATTGGGACGAGTTGGACAATCGATTGAAAGAACGTTTACCCCAGCGGTACACGGGCAAAACAGGCGGAGACCGTAACCGCCGTAGCGGAACCTCAAGTGGTCGCACAGACGTGAGTGGTAGTGCTGTAAAGAACACCTTCACACTGAGCAGAGACCGCGTGCAGGCGCTCAAGGACGCAGGAATGTGGGATGACCCCTCCAAGCGTGCTAAAGCGATCCGAAGCTACGCAGATTTTGACCGTAAGAACCGAGTAACGAAATAAGGGGTAAGACATGGCTAACAATCGAATTACACGAGATTTAGACGACCGCCTGCAAGGGCGTGTTGATGAACTGAAGGCGCGGAACGAGGTTTCCTCGCCTGATGAAGCAGTGAAGCGTGAAAGGCTGGAGGCTTTTCGGGACAAATGGTCCAACAATGCACTGCCGGACGTACCGGGTGGGTTAGTGCCCGGTATGCACCTCTGCTGGCTGTCAACGACAAACCAGTATGATTCAATCGACAAACGCATCGCGTTGGGTTATGAGCCAGTGAAAGCCGCCGAATTAGGAAAAGGCTTTGAACACTTAGGCAAGATGAGCTCGGGCAAGTTTGAAGGTTGTATATCTTGTAATGAGATGATCTTATTCAAGATCCCGGAAGACATTTATCAGGAAGTAGCAAAAATGCTTCACCACGATGATCCTTTGGAACACCAGCGCAACATCACGTCGCAGGTTCGTTCACAGGCTGAAGGTGGTAAAGGTGGACGCTCCATTCTGGAAGGTGGCCTCTTGGAGATGGAAAAAGATGCACACAGAGCCGCACATAACTTGCGGTTTAGTTAAAACAACTTTAAGGAACCAATAAATGAGTGCAACTTACACTCCCTTTGGCCTGAAGCCCGTTTATCATCCTAGCGGCATTATCCGTTCATTAAACTACACCGGTGCATACGACACTGCGGCAGTTTTTTACAGCGGTACCCCTGTCTCTTTTGATGAAGCAACGACTGCAGGCACATCTACTCTCGTAGTAGCAAGCAACACACCCACAGCAGGCATGCGTTTAGCAGGCGTGTTTGGTGGCGTTGAGTACACAGACGCCTCTGGCCGTCGTACCGTCAGCAAATGGTTTGGTCCCGCTTTGGGCACCGCCTCTGACATCGTCATGTGGATTTTCATGGACCCTGAAATTGTGTACGAGATTCAAGCCAATGGCTCGATCGCTAACACAAAAGTGGGTCAGGAATTCAACTTCACAGCAGTGACATCTGGTCAAATCATCGGCAACGGTGGTCTGGGCACTTCAACCGCTGGTTTGAATCCCGCCGACGTTGCAGTTGGTACACAAGCGCAAGTTCAAGTTACTGGTCTCGGCCGTGACATTAACAACGCTTGGGGTGACACAGCAACGATTGTCCAAGTCAAGCTCGCTAACGATGCGTTCGTTGCCGCTAACGTCGAATAACTAAAGAAAGGAAGTAGCACATGGCAACCCCAATGCGCAGTACGGACTTTAGAGCGGTAGTCGAACCTATCCTCAATGAAGTCTTTGATGGTGTATACCAACAACGCGATGACGAGTGGAAGGGTTTCGTTACCCAGATCACCGGCATTCCCCGCAACTATCACGAAGAAGTGATGCTGTTCGGTATGAACACAGCCCCTGAGATGCCTGACGGTACACCCGTTTCGTATGACCAAGGCGGTACTTTGTTCATTACCCGTTTCATCTATAAGATCTATGGTTTGGCATACGCCATGACCAAAGTCTTGATGGAAGACGGCGATCACATTCGTATCGGCTCGACTTTCTCGAAGCACTTGGCTCAGTCCATGATCGAGACAAAAGAGACATTGTGTGCAAACTTGCTGAACTTTGCGTTCACTGCCGGCTATGTCGGTGGCGACGGTAAAACATTGATCGCAAACGACCACCCAATCTCACAAGGTCG